CTATTAGTAATGCAAGACTCTCTAAGCACTCAAAGTAAAACAGATAAGCAGCAAACAGATGAGGCATTTTTAAAATTTATTTCAGATTCTAGGGACTGGGCCTATGAATATATAGAAAATGTTCAAGCATCATTAATTAGATTTGTTTCTGATGCTGGTCCTGCCATAGACTATTGGGACGAGTATGGTTCTGCTATGTCTACACCATTAGATCAAGGTATGGGGGAAATATCTAAAGCCTATAAAGAACTTATTGCTTTGCTTCCAGAAGACTATGGTAGAATTAATACATGAGTGATTTATCAAATGAACAGATATCAGAAATGATATTATTTACATACGAACAAAAAGTCAGAGAAAAAATTAGTAAAAATTTATCAACACTTTTAGAGCCTTTAGCAAGCGGTCATGCACATTTTGATAAAAGATTATTGGATTTAATTTTACAAATAGTGAAAGAGTCTTAATTATGGAGTGGAATGAAATTGGTCCAGGAATTGTCTTAATAAATAATATTGGCAATGGTAAAAAATATATAGAGACTATAGAAGATTATGTTTCTAATGGCAAACTTTTTTGGCAGTCAGATACAAATAAAAAAATAGATGAAGATTTAGACAAAAAAGCAATGAGCACAATGTATATTGACAATGTTCGTAGGCGTGGGTTGGCTGATGCATTAAATCCAACAGAAACAGAAATTCTTCATGAGCGAATTTTTGACAGATTTGATAGAGACTTTAAACTAGCCTATGAAAGATATACACAAGACTTTCGTGTGCCAGTTACACAAAAAGAAGATTATGAAATTTTAAAATATAACGAGGGCAATTTTTTTATAGATCACGTAGACGATGGACTATTTATGACAAGAAAAGTTTCTATAGTCTATTATTTTAACGATGACTATGAAGGTGGAGAAATTGTTTTTCCACGATTTAATGTTGAGATTAAGCCAAAAGCAAATCAATTGGCGTTGTTCCCAGCAAACTATATGTATAACCATAATGTAAAAGAGATAACGAAAGGGACCAGGTATTCTATGGTCAATTGGTTAAAATGATGAAAGATGTTTTTTTATCAATACTAACAGGTTTTGGATGTGGTGTAGTATTTGCTGCATTCAAATTGCCAGTCCCAGCACCACCAGTTTTTGCGGGAGTCGCAGGAATTATTGGTCTATGGATTGGCTTTACAGTACTAACAAAAATAATATCCTAGGAGGAAAATTATGAATCAACAAATCAAAAACGCACTGGCGTCATACGGAAGATCAGTACTTGGAGCAGCAACAGCAATGTATGCTTCTGGAGTTACAGATCCACAGACACTAGCATACTCACTACTTGGAGCACTAATCCCCGTAGCATTGAGAGCAGCCAACCCTAACGATCCTGCATTCGGCAAAATGCCATCTGTAGAAGAAGTAGACAAAGCAGTTAAGACTGCTAAGGTTGTTAAGAAGACCGCAAAGAAGGCTGCCAAGAAGCCAGCAGCAAAGAAGTAAAAAATTAGATTAGCAGGTCTGTTTATTTTACAGGCCTGCTTTTCTATTTTATAATTTTGTACTAATTAAATTTATTAAAATAAAGTTACAAATTCTGGTTTAGATGGAAAAGTTTTTAATGTTGATCTTCGTAACTTTGATTCTTCATCATGCCCAAAGAATAAAAATGAAACAATTGTCCATCTTGGGTTACCTTGTTTGATTTCATGGATCTGATGTTCATAAGAGTATGCTGAAGGAAATACTAATAGGTCTCCAGCCTTTGGCTTAATGGTTACACCAAAGTGAATAAATTCTAACTCTCCACCCTCATAGTCATCATTTGGATAATAAACCAATGATATTGTTCTTGGCGTTGCATAGGTATCATCACTATGTGCACCAAAAAATTCACCATTTGAAAATCTAGAAATTCTTAGGCTTTCTCTGCTTTTTGGATCTAGGTTCCAATGATAACAGTATGAATCAATGATTCCACGAAATGCTTCATTTGCTTCTGGGTGCTCCCATAACCAGCATGTGTCTGACTGCTTTCCATTTTCTCTTGTGTATTCTTTATTATCAAAGAAATCTTCACGAACCCATTTCTTTGCACCATGTTTTCCGTCGACATCTGTCCAAAAATCTTTGTCTAATAGTTTATTCATTGTTTCCATGGAGTTTGGCCACACGTTTCTGTATATGTGCACACCTGGAATTGGTGATTCAAAAGAGTATTTGTTTCCTTTTTGATCCTGAGTAAATCCCTCAGCAGCATTTTTTAGTCTTTCATGGTCCATTTTAATTCTCCTTAAGTTATTTTACAAGTATACCATATTCTGGTATAATTAAGTGTTCCGTCATGATACATGCAGTTGCTTTTAGCAACCTTATTGCTGAGTACGGATGCTCTATGAGGGTCGGTAGGCCTTTGCCGTGACCGATAGACCTGAGCAAGTCTTTAAACTGCTCATTTACTATGCTATAATATTAATACCTGCCCAAATGGGGGGTAAATTAACTTATTCGCTTGAAAGGGGAATAACATGGTAAAAACAGCACTGGATCTTTTTAATGATCCATTTTTCAATACCTTCTCAAATTTTCAGAAGGTAACAACAACAACAAACTATCCACCTTACAATCAAGTCAAACTAAATGATACAGAGTATATTCTTTCATTTGCTTTGGCTGGATTTTCTAAGGATGATGTCTCAGTATCGCTAGACAATCGCAAACTTACAATAAAGGGCGAAAAGCAGGATGCTGAGTTACCAGAGGGTGCGGAGTATCTACATAAGGGCATTGCTGCTCGTAAGTTTACTGATATCTTCACCCTTCCTGAGTTTGTTGAGGTAGTTGGGGCTGAGTTTAAGGATGGTATCTTAGATATCAGACTTGAAAAGCAGATCCCAGAAGACAAACTGCCAAAAACAATCGCAATTAAGTAGTACAATATAAATGTCCCCACACAGGACCTTAGTGATGGATTAGTTACCCATTGGATAGAGACCGTGGCGCAAGTCAGGTGAATTGCCTGTGTGGGGCTTTAATATTGCAGGGTATAATAGAAGCAATGACTGACAAAGAGTTGGACCATTATAATAAGCAGCAGTATAAAAAGATGCTTGCTAAGATAAAAGAAGATTCGGGCTGTATAGACTGTGGAATAGGTAATCACATAATCTTAGACTTTGATCACATAAAAGACAAAAAATATAATGTTTCAAGGATGATCCACGATGGGTTTTCCTGGAAGGCTATCAAGAAAGAGATTGAAAAGTGTGAGGTGGTTTGTGCCAATTGCCACAGAATCAGGACTTACAACAGGCTAAACGGTATGGTATAATTTAATTATGATAGTTGAAGGCGATTTTGTTATGGGCTCAACATCCGAAGGAGTAGTCCACGGTATTGTTGAACACATAATGACAGAAGGTGGAGTATACGGAACACCTGGAACAGAGTATGCAATTCAATCAATGCCACCAGACAATCCAGCAATGGCTGTTAGAATTTACGAACAAGAAGATGGTAAGTGGGAGCCAACTGCATACAGTATTGGAATGATGTATAAGGATGCTACAAAAGTAGAAATGGAAAATAACACAATGGATTCAGAAACAGGAATGGCAATGTTTGATGCACAAATGGGTAAAGCAGATGACTCAATGATGCCAACTCAAACTTATCAAGGTAATAAGCAAGCACCGTGTTGGGATGGATACGTTCAGCGTGGTATGAAGCCAGGAGATAATGGTAAGCCAGTTCCTAATTGTGTGCCTGCTGCAAAAGCAGATGATCTATTTGAAGATGATGACACAGTTGAATATGATACAGATACAGTATCAAAGGCTGAAGGATACTCACCACCAGCAGGAGCAAGATCTGCTGCTCGTAGAGCAATTAAGTTTAAAGAAGATGGAAAGGCTAAGGGTGCAGGTACTGCAGTTGGTTGGACTCGTGCAGGGCAGTTAGCAAGAGGAGAGTCACTATCTCTTAGTACTGTTAAAAGAATGTATTCATATTTTTCACGCCACGAAGTAGACAAGAAGGGCAAAGACTGGGGTAACTCAGCAAACCCTTCTAATGGATACATAATGTGGCTTGCATGGGGTGGGGACGCAGGGTATTCTTGGTCAAGAGGAATTGCTAATCGTGAAAGAGATAAGGCTTTGTTTGCTGATTTTGGCAAGGATTACACAAAGGTAGAGACAGAAAGACACACATTATAATGCCAAAGAAAAAAGCATCAGCGTTTAATCCAGTTCAGATTAAAGACGGTTGGATCGTAAGATTATATAAAGATGGTCGTATTAAATCTAAGATTGCCCCATATATAGTTAAGCATAATACTAATAAAGCGTAGTTTTACAACACATCCTGCTTAAGTTTTTCAACATACTTATCGTATATAGACTCTGCTATGTGCATCTGCTGATGAAAACCCCAATGTCCAGGAGGCCAGTAATCATAG